CCTTTAGATTTTTTGGGATACCCAATAACGTCATAAATATTGAACTTAGAGGCAAACATTTCTCTAAGAGATTTTTTATCAAATACAATTAATTTTAAATTGTGGTATTGTGTTGTAAACCAATACATTTTATTTGCTAGTCTTTTATTCATATTATTTACTATCTCAATATAAACACTATATTCTGGAAGAAAGAAATCTGGTATATAGTGAAGATGTGTACCAGTGATTGTTTCAACAACTTCCCCATGTTTCTCAAACTCCCATTTAATATTTAATTCATCTAAATATACAGCAAAAGCATACTCATATTGTGATCTAAAGCTATACCCAGTATTAAACTCTTTAATCCCCCATGAGCTTTTACCATCTGTTATACGATTTGTAGCAACAGTGCTTGTTATTTCTCTTTTATCTTTTTTCATTATCTCCCCCCTTCTTAATACGTGGATTGTTTTTATCCCAATTTTTTAGCCTACAAACTGCCCCACAAAACTTTTGCCATGATCGTCGCTGTTCAAATTGCTTGCCACAATAGATACATTTAATCATTTTAACCCCCTTTTATATGCATTATAATGCATTTTAACACATTATTTATTAAGGGTCAAGAAATACAAAACATTTTTCTCCCAAAAACGATTAGTACCATTATCATTAATACAATTTATAGGGGCATATTTTGAGGCTAAATAATGAATAAATAGCCCTCTTTTCCCTTCCTTAATCCAATTATGGTATTTGTGCAATACAGTTCTTTTGCATACAGCCCTTTGATCATGGCATTTAATCATTATTCCGTATGGGTGAGTTTTGCTATTTTCCGCCTTATATATAGCATTAGCATATTGATCTATTGTGTAGGAATATGCACATCCACCTAATAAAAGAACCAAAACGGCGAAAATCCCAGCCGTTCCTATTAATATAGGTAGCCAATAGTTTTTGGGCAATTCATCTATTACATTCCAAGATTCGCCAGGCAAATTATTTGTGTCGTTTAGGTAGTGTTTCATTATTTCGCCCCTTTCTAATTAAAGTTTTTGCCAAACATAATCCATGATTTAGAATTTTCAATTATAAAATCCATCTCATCCTCACTTATAATCATGCTTCTAGGTTTTTCTAATCCTTTAGCCTTTGGAAAACAACACATATCAAAAACTTCATAACATTCTAATTTTTTATTATATTCCACTAAATAATTCATTTTACGCCCTGCCTTCCTGCTTCACTCTGGAAGCCTCGGTTATTTTCTTTATATTAACCCTCTTGTATAGGGTAGGGAGTTTTCGTTTCATTTTATCCTTTCATTCCACTATATAGCGTTTTATCCCCGATAGGGGAGCGTTTAGCATTTAGCAATAAATTCTTTAATGAGTTTATCCTTTTCCTCTGCTGTCTTGCCTTGCGATTTTTCCTCGTATTCTCTAATAAATTTATAATCCGACTTTAAGTTCTGGCTTGGCATATTCCTATATCCCGTAACAATAGCCACTCCATCAATATCGTAAACGTCAAAGTTCCAGCCATAAAGCCCATGAGAATACGCTACAGGACTTTTATAACTTAAAAGACTCTGAAGCTCGCAATATCCACAAGAAATTATTTTATAATACCCCTCTTTTAATGCCCTTGCTGTAGTTTTGTATTTCATTTTTCCGCCCCCCTGGTTTTTAAAAGGTTAAATTATATTGTAATTCTTAAATCTCCAGTAGCATTTACAACTACTCTGCCATTTGCTTTTAAGTCTTGAATTGCTCTCATACCTTTACCACGCATATATCCACAGAATACATCACTTATAATATCGGTTATAGATACATACTTCCCTGCATTCTTTGAAAGATAATCTACTATTTTTTGATAATCTGATTTAATCATTATTTTCCCCGCCTTTCGTTATACTGTTATCCTTAACATCTAAGTATATTATAACATACTATAACATTATGTCAAGAACTATTTTATTATAGAATAGCGTCGAGAGGGTAAAAAATATTATATCATGCAATATAAAATGTCCATAAATTTTAATGTATTCGTTTAAAATGTTTTTAATCGTTTCATAAGTCTATTAATATCAACACTTATGATTTAAACTCTACTTTTTTTATAATCTGTTTAAAGAACTTTGTTATATTGCAATGGTTTATGACATTTTAAACTGTTTAAACTGTACTAAACAGCATTTTTGCCATTGTGTTAATATTATAAGTGTATAGTATAGTAAGTAAGTATAGTTTAATACAGTTTAATACGGTTTAATCTCGAATGAATGAGTATATAATAGAGTAAGGTTTAAACTTGTTTAGCTTATCATGGTATATATACATAGTATATGGACAAAGATGTAGTAGGCGCATGGCTATTTAGGCAGTGCGTCAATATCTATAAGGATCGCGCCAACGTACCACAGAGTAAGATTAGAGAGAGGCCAGGCTTGGCTAGCTTGCCCAGATACCACAGCGGGATTTTGAGATCAGAGTCGCCCAGATACCACAGCAGGGAAGCGAGATGGTACACAGCAGGGAAGCGCAGATACCACAGAGCAAGAGAGCTAGCGAGAGAGTGCAGAGCTATGGATACAATTTTTTATATACTGCTATACAATAATGTCGTTGTGGGGGTGGCAAGAGAAATGGTCTTGTTTTCCCCTCTAAAAATATAGCTAAAAATCTTGACAAAACATTTTTTTGATGTATAATCAAATTCATGGATATAGTACCTACGTTAAGTTCTCCAATAGAAACGCTTACTAAGAAAGAAATTTCGCCGTTGAGTCCTAACATAGAAACTCTTACTAAGAAGGAAGTATCGCTAATAGAAGCAGGGGCGACGCGCAAGGCGGCGTATGAAGCGATGGTCTCGGCGCTAAATGCAAAAACAATAGCGCTGGACAAATTTGGCGGTGAGCATGAATCTCCTGACCATGCGACTAGGATACGGGCCGCTGAGATGATTAGCAAGTTACACGGCGACTTAAAGGAAAATGTAGTAGATAATAGGGTGGTTAATGTTGCGTTGAATGTTACGGCTGGCGAATTAGCGACTTTTTGCGATATGGTTAAGGATGTGCAGGAGCAGTTGGCGAATTTATCGACGAATGGGAAACAGACTGGGGAAGTAATCGATATAACAGTAGAAAAAACATGAAAACTGAAACCCAGAAAATTGCGGCAATAAAATATACTCGTTCTGAAAAGGGAAAGGAACGGGCAAGAAATTATTATAAAAATCTTTCTCCTGAAGAAAAACAACGACGTTATGAAATAAATAAAAAATATAGAATGAGCCCACAAGGGAAAGAAGTTTGGAAAAAATATATTACCTCTGATAAGGGAAAGGCATTATTAAAAAAACTTGACACATCTCCAGAAAGAATAAGAAAACATGAAGATTGGAGAATTAGGAAATTTTATAAAATATCTTTAAATGATTATGAATCAATGCTAAAGAATCAGAATGGCGTATGTGCTATATGCAGAAAACCTCCAATTAATAACAAATTAGGAATAGACCATGATAGAGCATGCTGTTCTGGAACAAAATCATGCGGTAATTGCATAAGAGAATTATTATGTCTTAGTTGCAATACAATGTTAGGACAAAGCAAAGACTCAATTGTAACGCTGGAAGCAGCGATTGGATATTTAAAAAATCATGGAAAGCAATAACTCCATATATGATATTTTTAAATCCAATCCTATTATATTTGGAAAGCACTACTTTGGTCATTATTTCCGCAATAAATCTCCATACTTTCACTGGTTATTAATCTCACTATCATATAAGAATAAATTTTTTGCAGCGCAAGCTCCTCGTGGTTCTGCGAAGTCTACCGTATTGGCATTTCTCAAGGTAACTCATTCAATAGTATTTAAGCGTAAGCGATTTGTTGTTATTGTGCAGAATACCTATAAGAAGGCTGCGGGAACATTAGAAGGTATAAAAGACGAAATCAGGTGGAACGAAGAAATTAAAAAAGATTTTAGAATAACACTGGAGAAGGACGCTGAAGGCGATACTATATTTAAGCATCCTGATGGTTTTCGCACAAGAGTTCTATGTAAAGGCGTTGAACAGATAGGCGCAATTCGTGGTGAGCGTTTTGGAGCATATCGACCTGACTATATTCTTGGCGACGATATGGAAGACGATGAGATGGTAAAATCCGCCGAAAGAAGACAGTCGCTTAAAAATTTATATGACAATGCTTTGATCCCCGCTGGTGATATAAAGTCCCTTGATGTTGATATTATTGGAACAATTCTGCATGATGATTCGCTAATGGCGGATTTAGTAAATCCATTGAAATATAAGGAATATGGTAAGCGATTTTTTAAAGCAAGAGCGCCAAATAAGAACACAGGGGAAATTGAATCATTATGGCCTGAAAGGTGGACTGTAGATGAGCTTAATGAAATGGAGAGAAATCAACCTGAAACTTTCGCAAAAGAAATGCAAGGCGACCCATCGACCGGTAGTTTGGAAACTATCAGACGGGAAGATTTTAGGTTGTGGCGTATAGAAGAGGGGCAAGCGGTTTTATATGGAAGTGATATGGAAGTCATCTCTAGGTGGTCAATGCGTGAGTGCAAGTGTGCAGTTGGAATAGATTTAGCGTGGGAGGAAAACAAGGCATCTGATTATTCTGCAATCGTGCCAGGTTTTGTAACTCCCGCCAATGATTTATTAGTGGATGACTATATTGCAAAAAAGGGCATGCGTCCAGATGAACTAGAGAACATTTTATTTGATATGGATTTACGATATTTTAAAATGACAGGATCACGTGTTTGCTTTGGGTTTGAGAAGGCGAAATTAGAAAAGGTTATGAAGTGGTTTCTTAAAGAAGCCATGAAGCGACGTGGTAAATATTTATGGTTTAGGGATATTGAATGGGGAACTCGGGATAAAATAGAACGCATAATGTTTCGTGTTGGAAACAGGTATGCTCAACATAGCGTATATCACAAGAAGGGTATGGGCGATTTAGAGAACCAATTAATTCGCCTTAGAAGCGCAGCCCATGATGACGTTGCAGATGCTTTAGCAATGCTTCCAGAAATGTTGAACTCCACAACCCCAATCAAAAAAGTAAAAAAAACAGAAGATGAGTTTAATTGGTGGAGAGCGCAGACAATTGCAGCTAAGAAGGGTGAGAGGAAGATACACTTTGTATTTGGTAGTAAGGGAATAAAGAAGGCGGCAAAAGTTCCGTGTACGTTGTCATATAGATAGGAGATTAAATGGAGTATCATTCAATAAAATGGCATGATGATGGAAGGGTAACAAGATTAACGAGAGAGGTGAATATACAAGTCCATTTTATAAAAGATCAAGTTTTTGAAAAAGATGGCGAATTTATTTCAGGGGTAGGGATACAGATTCAGGGGAACGGTGATAATGAGCATCATTTAGTGGAAGACACTTTAATATTATTAAAGAAAATAGCGGAGGTGAAATGTGGCGCAGGACATTAAAGTATCATTATTCGCAAGTGCGGTAAGGCCAAAGATGTGGACGCAGTATTTAAATTCGCTTAAAGATACTTCAGTTACATATGAAGTTGTATTTGCTGGAAACGCAAAGAAAGAAGATGTTGAACCATTCTTAAATGCTTATCCAGAATTTAAGTATATCTATACGGCGAATATAAAACCCTCACAATGTTACGAGATAGCACGGCGAAAATGCACAGGAGAATTAATCCACTGGTCATGCGATGATGCGGAATATCCTAATGATATTTTAGGCAAGGCTTATCACTATTGGAAATTAATGAAGGATGAGAAATTTATCTTATCCTTGCAGACCATGGAACACTATGCAAATAAAACTGGTCTGTATAATATGCAAACGCATAGGTTCTTTGGTGGAGATGGTCGCACACCATTAATGGCTCCATTAGCATTAATGAGTAGAAAATTTTTAGACGAACTTGGTGGGTACGACCACAGGTATGTAAGTGGACAGGCGGAAAACGATATTTTAATGAGGGCATACGAACAGGGTGCGGCTTGTGAAATTTTTGGAAGTGATAGTTGTTATATTGAAATAGATCACTTTGGGAAGTCCCTAGCAACAGGAGAATCTGTTGATGAAGAAACATTTTTAAAAAGACCATTCGCAAAGGGATATGATACAGATAGGAAGGTACTAGAAGAATCATGGACAATAGCACATGAAGACAGGCTAATGAAATTATTACGTATGGGCATAGGCCCTGTTCCTGGCGACTGGAAAGATTTTCAAATGAAGCAATTGGATAAGTTTGAACCATATGATTCAGAAATTTCTTTAGTTAAATCAGAAAGCAATCGTGGCGATTGGGAATAGGAGAATTATATGGGCATAACATTAATTATGATGTGTCGTGAGCGAGTTGATATGTTGAGAACCTGTTTTAAAACTATTTTAGAAACGGCGCATAATCCTTATTGTCTAGAAACATTAATTGCTATTGATGATAATGACCCAGTATATATGGGAATTTATAAACAACTGGAAAAAGAATATTCTAAGATTGGAGTGCGCTTTATTATTACAAAACAATCCGATAATTTTACAAAGGACTATTGGAATCCAATGGCATTTTTAGCCACCAATGAAATAATTATGGCAATAGCCGATGACTGTGAATTTATGACAAAAGATTGGGATAAGATAATTATTGAAAAATTTGAAAAAGCATTTATTGAATCTGGAGATAAATTCTGGTCAGGTATTTTAGATGATGGTATAAGAAACAAAGGGCCAATTTATAAATACGAGAAAACACCAGATTTTAATTGCTGGATAACACAAACAAAGACATATGTTAATTCCATGGGGTATTGGGTTCATCCTAAAATATGGGGATGGAGCGGAGATCATGTTGCTTATCAAATATTTAAAGTTCTATATGAAAAAACAAAATGGAAAAGAGCTATTGATATTACAGAAGTAAAAATAGACCAGAACGATATTCATACTGGACGTATGCCACATGGTATAGATGGTAGATATGAAAAGATGTGTGAGAGAGATAAAAAGTGGACTCAGAAAGTAACTGAAGATGATATAAAATTTGAAGCTGAAAGACTTGAAAGATTTATAATGAATGCACATATAAATCAGGAGCCATTTGATTAATGGACTTTAATGTAATTACTCCATTTAAAAGAGAAGAAAATAGGAAGATATTAACAAATCATCTTCGTGGTTTTCATATTACATGGACACCTATAATTGATGATAAGGATTGGGTGTTGTGGTACTCATCAGAAAGTTGGATAAAACCTTTTATTTATAAAACAGAAGGAATTAAGGGGAATCAAGGAAATATCCGAATAAATAAATTCATAGACAGTGGTCTAAAGGATAATGTTTATTATTCATTTTTATGCGATGATGATTTCTATGAACCATTATTTTTTGATAAGATATTTAATGCAATGCCAGAAGAAGACGTGATAATTGTTTCTATGAACCGTGGTGATACTTTTGGAGATTGTGATGGAAGGCCTACACATGCGCTTCCAGCAGCCCCACAGAATATGCACGAATGTTGGGTTGGACTAGAACAACTTGTTATTAAGGGGAAAATTTTAAAAAATTATCGCCTTGATATTAACAATCCTCATGCGGATGGTAAAATGATACGTGAAATAAAAGAAAGTGGTATACCTATAAAATATATGATGGGTACCTTTGTTTTGTTTAATTGGTTAGAAAAAGGAAGATATAAAAATAAACAAGAAATATATTGACATTTCATAAAAAATTAAATAGAATAAGACTAGGATTTTCTATCTACTAGGCAGGCCAGCTTGGTAGGATTTCACCACATCTTTAGCACCTCTTGTCGACAAGCAGGGGGTGCTTTTTTTGTGGCTACGAAAGGTTCAAATGCCAGAAGGACTATCAGCTGACCGTATCAAGAATCTAAAATCAGAAATTCAAATGTCGATTGCTCTTAATCGGGAAGAACTTGAGCCGATTTTGCAGGAGAACATTCAAAGATATTTAGGTAATTATGTACCTGCTTTTGGTAATGATTGGGACATTGTATTAAACGAAGTATATCCTATCATTCAAAATAACCTCCCGTCTATATTCTTCCGTAATCCAAGGGCATTTTTAAAGCCACACAATAAGACATTTATCATTAAGAAGCGTAATCCTATATCGGGACAGATGGAAGAAATAGAAGCAGATGCTGCAAAATCCGCACGTACACAAGAAGACATCCTAAATTATACAATTGCACATATAAATTATAAAAAAGAGATACAAAAAGTCCTTTTAGATGCCCTTTTATTTCCACACGGTATCCTTTGGCATGGATACAAGGGCAATTTTGGCATGACAGAAGAACAATCTTTGACCATTGAGAATGATAAAGTATTTGTAAAACGTATATCTCCTATGCGTTTTATACATGATCCATCAGTAAACATGTCAAATTTGGAAGAATCTAGGTGGGTAGGTCGTGTAATTGACGTTCCATTACAGGATTTGATTGAAGATGACCTATTAGATGTCGATAAAAAGCTAGTTAAGGGGTATAAAGGGTACGGAGAGACCATTGGAACGGCCTCACAACAAGCAGAACAGGCACGCAAAGCCGCAGGAGCAGCTGATTACATACGTATAAATGCCTCAAGACGTGCAATGATTGAATATGCTGATAAAGACTTCCAAAATTCACCACAAGCACGGTTCGTACAGGTACAAGAAGTGTTTTTAAGGCCTACAAAGAAGGAAATGAGAGCTGGAAGTAAGGGATGGATAATTTTAACGTGTGATGAGCAAGAAGGAGCGCTTAGAGTTAATGAATGGTCAATAAAAGCCAAAGGTTTCCCTTCCGTAGTCCTTCAATTCAATGAACTACCCGATTCTAAGTTTGGTTTAAGCGATGTTGAGACTTATAAACAGATTGCTGACCAAAAGAACGTCATAACTAACCTACAATTACGTAATGCACAAGAAAATAGCAAAATTTGGGTAGCGATTGCTAAAGGAAATAGCTCAGAGGAAGAAATTGAGCAGATTAGGCAAGGAGACCAGACAGTTGTTGCATTTGATGGTGATACCATTGAAGGAAAGATGAAGGTTATGTCTGGAGGCGGGTCAGCTTCAAGCGAATTATACACATTAGGCCCAATTATAGATAGACAATTACAAGATAAGAGTGGTATTACAGACTTAAAGAAGGGATTTTTACAGTCTGGTGAAGAAAGCGCTACATCTGTTCAAATTCGTAACGCTGGTTCAAGTTCACGTCCTGTTTATCGACAAGATATTATGACAGATGCTGTCAAGGATTCCTTCCACTACCTAAATCAGCTCAATAAACAATTCGTGCCTATAAAGGACGCTGTGAGGATAGTCGGAAGCCTAGATTTAGAATGGTCGGATAATTTTAGTAAGGAAGACATACAGGCGGAAACTGACGTTGATATTGACGCAATAAGTATGTTGCCAGAGAATCCTGAGAAGGAAATGCAGGAACTTCAAACGATTCTTCAACTTATGGTCGAAGGTCTTACTAATCCACAAATAGCCCAGAAGATTGCACAAGAGGGCAAGACGATTACACTTTCACCTATTATTGAACAGATGCTATTGCGTTTGAAGATTAAAGACCCTGATGTGTTTAGGAATATAAGACCAGAGGAATCGCAGGGATTTGTAAGCGTTGCCGAGGTAAGAGCTGCAAAAGATAACGTAAATGCAGCTCTTTCTGGACAACAACAAATTCCCTCTCCACCAGCTCCAGGGCAGGATCATTTAGCCAGACTTGAAATGTATGGTGAGGTTGGAAAAATTTTACAAGCAGTTCCAGGTATTCAGAATAGTCCAGCATTTAAAATGATTATGCAATTGATTCAAGTTCAAGCAGCGTTACTTCAGCAACAGCAAGAACAGCAGGCAAAACCTGGTAACAAACCAGATGTCCCAAAGATGCATAAACCTGTAAGCATGGCGTCATAATATGGCAGTTGGAATAATTATAAAGAATTACGAGCACATGAACCGAAGTTTTCCCAATTGGGATACTCCTCGAGGGAAATATATTTCTTCTCGGGCGCATTATGAAAAAGAGATGGCAAAGAATGGTATGATACCATTTGAACTTGCAGAGCAAACAAAAAATACTAACACCCACAAACCCTATGACGGAATCAGCGCCAAAGCAATGGAGGTTTGTTATGCCGCTAAACAAATGGCGGATAAGAAGGGTCGTTTAAAAATAGGTACAAGGCTTCAGAAGGGCATGGAGTCTGTGGGCGTTAGTTTTAAAGATATAGATATGTTACCAGAATGTTACAAGCCAAAGGGAGGGTTTAAAGATGGAACCTAAGACTTATCCAAGACAAAAAAAAGAACCAGAAATGTTAAATGATTTCGGCCCTGCTGGCGGTTATGATTGTATTTATCCAGCTGGCGAGGAATCTAGGTTTAAAAAAAATAATGATGTAGATCTTGCAGATGGCGAGAAAAAAGAATTAGAACAAGACGAAGTTGGCGTTAATGGTTGTGATGTAATAAAAATTGAAGAAGAAGATAGGGAATATTAATTGTTTATTAGTAGACATGAGTTGGGAAATAATGTAACGCAATTTACTTATTGGGACGAACCAATAGATACTCCTTGGGGAATTTTATGGACAAGGATTTATGTAGGAGAAACTGGAAAAAAAGTAGCCCTATTCTTAAATGCAATGACAGTGCCATATTTAACTCGAAGGGGAGTTTGCACTGAGTTAATAAATAAGTTATTAGAAGAAGTTGACATTATTTTAGCTGGGAGCGGTTCAAAAACAGGTGGTCTTGAATTTTTAAAGGAATTTGGATTTAAGTTTAACAAAGAAACTGATATTTGGAGTTTCGTAAAAAGGAGTTAAATATGCCTTGGATAGCAGCTGTATTGCAATTAGCACAGTCTGGAGCGTCTCAAAGCTCTTCTAATGCAAATGGTAAAGATGTTACAGGGGGTGGATTAGGAGATGCTAGTTCAGTTGCAGGAGCAATGAATAGTAGTAATACTAAATTAGCTTCTGGTTCTTCACCATCGAATACGGCTCCATATCAAGGGCCAACTCCTTCACAAATGAATTCCATGCATTTTTATGGAGGTGAAACAGTAAGCATGATTAAATCAAGTTCGGCTCATAAGGTAGAATTACATGGAAGTACAGAAGGTCTTAAAAGTAATGAAGAAAAAGGATTTTATAATAACGTACATATCCCTAGGAAACAGGTGTAATCATGCCACTTCACTCTGGACATAGCAAAAAAGTTATTTCTGAGAATATAAAAACTGAAATGCACGCTGGAAAACCACAGAAACAGGCAATAGCTATTGCTTATTCTAAGGCTAAAGAACATGGATTTTATACACATGGAACCCATGAATCAATGCAACATTTAGAAGATGATGTTGAAGTTGAAGGGGATGGATTTTCTGACTCTAGTGTTCCAAAGAAACCAACAACAGATTGTTTTTATGATAATGTGATCAATTGGCATCGATGAGATTTTTAAGAATAAAAACTGGCATATGCATCAATACTGAAAAGGTCGAAGCCTTGGAACAAATCGACCAATTAAATACCCGTATCTATATGGAAAATGGCGGGTCTTATGAGGCGATGTTTCCTTACGATACCTTAATTCAGTTATTGGAAATAGAAGTAGTAACACCAGCGGAACAACAAGAAGCACAAACGAATACGGAAATACTTAAACGATTAAATGTTCTGTCAGAAGGTTCGCAGTTCTTCGCAGGATAAGCAACGCTAACCAAATAAGGAGCGACTTATGGAAACATCAAATGAAATAGCAGCACAAGAAACAGTGGTAGCGCCAGTAGTTGCGCCCATCGTAGAAACACCAAAGGTAGAAGAAAATCTTATATCACGAGTATCAAAAGTTAAATTAGATGCGCCAAAAACAGATATTAACGTCGAGGAACCTAAATTTGACATCAATGATATTGAAAAAATTGCAGACCCCGTTGCTAAAGAACAAGCAATGCGGGCTTATAAAAGTTTCCAGAGGGGGTTTAATACCAAGTTTAAAGAACTTTCTGAAATGCGAAAGCAACTTGAAGCTCAGAAGCAACAACAACCAACCCAATGGACTAAGGATAGAATAAAACAGGAACTTAATAAGCCTGATTTTATACAAGCATCTCAGGAGGTATTACAAGAACAGAATCCGCCAAATTCAGGAATGAATGAAACGGAGTGGTCTTCGTTAACCGCAACTGAGAAGAAACAATGGCAGGCGATGCAACAGGAACTGACATCGCTCAAGCAGCAAAGAAACAATGAACAAGTTTTGCAAAGTTTTAGAGTGCAAGATGAGCAGTTAAAGGGAAAATATGCACATTACCAACCAGAAGCAGTAGATATTATTACAACAGAACTTCTAACTGGTAAGCGCCAAGCGACCAGAGAAGATTTGTTTAAATCTATTGATTATGATAATGCGGTAACTCGTGCATATAAGTTAGGATTAGAAGACGCAAAACTAGAAAAACAAGACAAAATTAATGCTTCTTCTTTTGATGGAATTTCTACTGGAAAACCAGCGCAAGATTTACCAGTCGCTGCTAAAAACGAGAGTGCGGTATCATACTTTGGTAAGCTGGTAGAAAATAATATCAGAAAGATGCAAGCGCAACGATAAGGGGAATTAAATGAGCGCAACAACAATGACTAATCCGTTGGCAGTCCCAACGACAATCGATAGTGTTGTGTTATCCACATCATTAGCCGATTACCAAAAACGCTTAGTTGACAATATCTATAACAACGTAGTTGTTTTGAAACTTGTTAACGAAGCGGGCAATAAGAAAATGATTAACGGCGGTGTTTCTATCGTCGAGACGTTGATTCGTGATAAGCAAAACGCTGGCGGTTTTTACTTAGGTGCTGATTTATTGAACAACACCCAAGTTAATACTACCACGTTGCTTGAATATAAGTGGCAGAACGCTTATGAACCTATCGTCATTAATCGTGACGAAGAACGTCAAAACAGCGGAGATATGCACAAAATTATCGACTTGGTTGGAACAAAAATCCAATTGAGTGAACGTGCTATTCAAGATCGCATGGACAATGCGTTATCTACACCTGTATCTGGCGCTAATAACCTTATTGACCTTGAAACTATGGTCAGCAATGGTACGTTAGGGTCAATTGCAGGTTCTACGTATACGTTTTGGCAATCCACCTTGGTTACTTCGGGTGCATTTGCAACGCAGGGTTTAACCGATATGACAACTGCTAATTATTTAGTTAGTTCGTCTGCAACGGTTGATAATCCGACGGTGTTCTTAACTAATAAGACCATCTTCCAGAAGTTTGAACAGACACGTCTTCCGTTAGAGAGAATCAGCAATGGCGAATTATCTGCTAATGCTGGGTTCACAAATCTTACGTTCAAAGGCCGTCCTGTTATATATGGTAACTATGTCGGTACTGGTTTAATGTTTGGGTTAAATATGAATTATATTTACTTAGCCGTGGATAGCGAAACTGATTTCGTTACTACGCCGTTCATTAGCCCGACGAATCAGACTATTAAGGTTGCTTATATCCTCTGGAGAGGAAATATGTTAACCAATAACCGTAGACGTCATTTCAAGATGTCTTCTATCACCTAATTAGGATGGAAAGGAGATTCTAAAATGGCAGCGTTAACGGCAAATACAGTAATTACTTCAAATGCAGGGGCAGCAACATTGCTTACTGTTAATCTTACCGCACAAGGGACATCAGATACATGGACAATGTATGCTGGTGCGCCTATTCTTGGTGCATGGATTAATAGCGCAAATCCTGGAACTGAAGTAAGTTTTGTTCAATCAACAGGCGTATTTACAATTATTAATTCGTCTGGTACGGCAGCAGAAAATTTATATATTCTGCTTGGGGGTTGTTAGAAATTAAATAAATAAGTCCCGTGACATGTTGAAGAAGGCAGAGACGGGACAACTAAAGGAGTTACAATGACTACATCATTAACAACGAATACGCCGTATAATAGCAATTCCATCCCTGGCACTATGCAGGTCGGCGCAGACTGTGATATTTATGAAATTAATTCAGTCCAAAAATGGGCATTAGG